GAAGTCAAAGCTGAGTTCGAACAAAAATTTGGAGTAAAAGCACAAACAGAAAACGATAATTTTCCTATACCAGACGACATAGATGAATTTATGCGTTATGAGTATAAAGAACTTATAGAAGAAGTTTGTCAAGACGGTTTAGATTACCTTATAGAAAAATACAGAGTAAAAGACATGTTTAGAGATGGTCTTAGGGACTTTCTAGTAACAGGTAAAGTATTTTATAAGGTTTACGTAAAAAACGGTGACCCATACGTAAGACGTATTGACCCAAGAACATTAATTTGGGATAAAACAGTACAAACAGATTATTTGGAAGATGCACAATGGGTTGCTGAAGAACGATGGCTTACAATTAATGAAACTATAGACGAGTTTAGAGAAGACCTTAAAGAAGAAGATATACAAAAACTTGAAGAGTTAAAAGAAGTTAGTAGTCACGAAGGTTTATCTAATTGGAATAGTGAGTTTGAATGGGTAGACTACTCTCAGAATAAAGGAGTTAGAATTAGAATTGTTACATGTGAGTGGAAATCTATAAAGCAACTTAAATTTAAAGTTTCTGAAAACAAACACGACAAAAACAATCCATTTAAAAAAATTGTTACTGATAACTACAAGGCACGTAAAAACGAAAAAATAGAAAACTTATATGTTGATGATATTTGGGAAGCTACAGAAATCGGTGGTCAAGTTTATGTACAATGTCGTAGAAGGCCTAACCAAGTTCGCTCTGTGGATGACGCAGGTTCTACACCACTTTCTTTTGTGGGTTGTGTTCACAACCACACTACAGGAAGCTCTAAATCTTTAACAGATTTACTTCGTCACACACAAATGCTTTATAATATTGTGCATTATCATATAGAGTTAACCCTTGCTAGAGCAGGTGGTAAAGCTGTTATATATGATGTTGCTCAGTTACCTACCAATATAGGTATGGATATGCAAACTGTTATGTATCACCTTAAAACTGATGGTGTTATACCAATTAATAGTATGCAAGAAGGTCAAGAGGCTACAAAGTTTAATCAATTTCAACAAGTAGACTTTACGCTATCTAATTCTGTACAGCAGTTAATTAATCTTAAGTTAATGCTAGAGCAAACAGCTGGACAAATATCTGGGGTGTCACCGCAAAGAGAAGGTGCTATATCTCAATACGAATATGTAGGAAATGTACAGCGTTCAGTAGTACAATCATCTTTATCCACTAAAGGGTGGTTCTTTCAACACAATGAAGTTAAAAAAATGGTGTTTGAAAGAATTTGCAACTTAATGAAAGTGTGTTGGAGTAATGGAAAAAAAGCAGGTTATGTATTGGGTGATGGTGGTTATAAATTTTTAAACGTATTGCCTGATATTGCATTAAATGATTATGGTATTTTCCTAGGAGACTCTGGAAAAGATGATGCAATGAGAAAAATGGTACAAGAGATGTCATCTTCAGCTGTACAAAGTGGTAACCTTACATTATTAGACGCTATAAAGGTTCTTAAATCTGAAAGCTTATCAGAAGCTGAAGCAGTGCTAGAACGTGGCTTAGAAAGCATGAAAGACATGCAAAAACAGATGCAAGAACAGCAAGCTCAGCAACAAGAAATGATGCAGCAACAACAAATGCAGATAAAGCAAGAAGAAATGAAAGAAAAACAATCAGAATTAGATAACAGAATTAAAATAGCACAGATTGCAGCAGATTCAAGAATAGAAGTAGCTGAAATACAATCAGAACAAAAAGTTAATTCTGACACTATGAAAGAAAAAAATAAATTGATAGTTGAGACAAGCAAAGCTGATTTACAAGACCAACTAAATGAAAATCAAGCAAGAAGAGTATCTCAGTCAAATTTAAATAAATAAATTATTTATATATTTGCAATAACAAAAAAAGCAAAACATGGCAAGCGAAAACAATATTATCGAGCAATTAGAAACAGAAAAGCAAGACAACTCTTTCGATGCGTCTGCTTTTGTTTCGTCAGAAGTAGCTAAAGAGGTTAATAACTTACAAGAAGAATCTACTTTACAAGTAGCTGAAAACGAACAAGTTACAAATGAAAAACCTGTAGAAGCAACAAGTGTTGAAACAGAAGAAAAAACAGAAGTATCAAATGATTTTGATTGGGATGAAATCAAAGTTGAAGAAAAACCTGTTGCAGAAGAGCAAGCTGCTGAAGAAGCTAAACCAGTTGAAGAAGAAGATTGGGATTCGATTGAATCACCTACAACAGAATTTAATTGGAACGAAGTAAGTCAAGAAATTGGCGTTGAAGCTAAGACAAAAGAAGAATTTGTAGCACAAGTTAAAGATATGATAGAAAATCCTATTCAGGATAATGATACTATAACTAACTTGCAAGAATTTCTTAAAAACGATGATGTAGACTTAGTTAGAGCTGATTTAAAAGCTGCTAATCATGATGAAGACTACATAGAAGACACTTTGACAAGATTGCAAGACGCAGGCTTAATGAAGCGTGAAGCAACACAAATTAGAACACAGTTGCAAAAGTACATTGGGTCTGAAAGAGCAAAATTAAAAGAAGAAAAAGTAAAAACTGAACGTGAGCTAAAATCTACACAAGAAAAAGCTCGTAAAGATTTACAAAACCACATAAAAACTAAAAAAGATTTTTTTGGTGGTAAAGTATCTGTTCAAGATAAAAAAGAATTATATAGTTATATAACAAAAGGAGATTTTTCTAAAGAAATATTTGACACTCATGCCAATGTTGCAGAGGCTGCGTTTCTTTGGAAAAACAAGGACAAGATTTTTAAAATGATGAAGACACGTGGTGTCGAACAAGGTAAATCATCTATCCTAGACAATATTACAGCTCCTAGCAAAAATGCACGTAGTAGTAATTCATTCGAGACAAAGTCCGATGGGTTCGACGCTAAAGCTTTTTTAAGTTAATAACTAAATAAATAAATTAATAATTAATATAAAAAATTAAAACAAAATGAAGGTTTATAGTGCAAAATATGACCCAGCATATAATACATCAGACAATTCTCTTGTAAATAATATGCTAAAGTATCCTGAGATTGCGAAGAAAATTATTGAATTGTATCCTCGCTACTCTATGACGTACTTACTAGAACGACTTGGTTTCGGTGCTAGTGAAAAAGTAATTGGTGGAGACACTTTCGAGTGGAAAGTAATGAATCGTTACAAGTCGCCAGCAAAAATCAAAACATCAGAAACATTTGCAATTGTTGTAGGTACTTCTGATACTATTGATATTAAAGACGATGTTTCAGAAACTTGTATGATAGCAAAAAACGATGTTATTCGTTTTTCATCAGGTGCAACTGCATTAGTAACTAATGTTGGTGCGGTTTCTTCTAGTAAAAGAACTGTAACATTTACAGGTATTACTGCCGCTGACCAACAAGCATATGCTGTAAACGATATAGTAGGTGTAATTGGTTCTGCTTATGGACAAGGTTCTTTAGGTGATGATGTAGGAGAAGGTTATGCTTATCCAGAAACTCACCGTAATCACTTAACTCTTTCAAGAAGAAAGTGTAAGATTAACGGTATTGACTTACACGATGTAACGTGGGTTGAGCACAATGGTCACAGACTATGGTACTTTACTAAAGAGCAACAAATGACTGACCAATTCATGTATGAACTTGAATTGAACAGATGGTTTGGTAAATCTTCTATGGATAGCGGTATTGCATTCCCTGGTGACCAAGGTGACCCGAATGCTGCAGGACTTCCAATTATGGGAGATGGTATTTTAGCTCAAATTGCATCAGTAAATAATTTAACTGCTGGTGCAGTAGGTATTACTGAAGGTGAATTATTGAAATTTATCGGACATTTATCATTGAATTCATTAGCTCCAACAGGAAATGAATATGTGGTATTTACAGGTATGCAAGGTATGATTCAATTCCAACAAGCAATGACTGCACACTTGGCAACAATGGGTGGAAGCGCAGGTTTGATTGCTGATAAGAATGGTGAAGGTGTATCTGTAGGAAGTAACTTTACTTCTTATACTGCATTAGGTAATAACATTAAATTGGTACACAATCCATGTTTTGATGACCCTAATATTTCTAAGTTAGAATCAGGTATTGCTTCAGGTGACTTTAATTCTGCTTCTTTATCAGGATTAATGGTATTTATGGATATGTCAGTACAAGATGGTGTAGCTAATGTTGAGCTTATCGCTAAAGGTGCAGAAGGATTTAATAGAAACTACGTTAAGAAATATGTTCCAGGTATGATTAATCCAAATGACCCATCTTCTATGATGGCTGCAAATGGTAATGATACATTTGAATGTCATATCTTATCTGAGTCAGGTATTATTATCCGTAACCCACAATCATGTGGTGTAATTAAGCCAGCTGGTTTTAATCTTTAATAATTAATTTAAAAAATAAAAAAAGATGGCTGATTTTAAAAAGTTATATAGTAAATCCGCGTTAGGAAATTACTTATTTGCACAGAAAGGTGTAAAACAACATTGCATTACTTTTACTGGTACTGCTGCTCTTACTGATTTAGCATTATCAGATGAAGATTCTGGTTCTACTGTTTTCTTAAACGGAACTGGTGCTGCGTCAACAATTACTTTACCTGCTCAAGATGCAGGTCTTGAGTTTGACTTTGTTTGCACAGCAGACAGTGGCAATCATGTTATAGTAATTGCTGGCTTATTTGATGGTTTTGTATTAGATGCTGGCGCAGTTACTGATTTAGCTGATGCTACTCAATCTATAACATTAGTTGGAAGTGCAATCAAAATCGGTGACCGATTTAAAATTGTAAGTAATGGTACGAAATGGATTGTATCAGGTTCATTCTTAACAGATGGAGCTGTTACAGCACAAGATGCATAATTAGAAATAATTATATAAATACTCATCCCCTCTTCGGAGGGGGTGTTTTTTAATTTAAGTTAAACAAAAAAAAAGCAAGTAAAATGGAGATTACAAAAAATTTAATTGTGTATAAACACAAAAAACATTCAAGACTTACAAATTTTAATTTAGGAAATAACTATAAAGATAAATTTGGAAAAATTCATTATTTAAAAGACGTAAATGGCTTGTCAATAAACTTTGTAACTAGTCAATCGTCATTTATTCTAAACAAGACAGTCGAAAATGATGTCCTTACAGATGAGTGGTTACAAAATCATCCAGATGTAATAAACGGATGGGAAAGAACTGATGTTCAAGAAAAAGAACAAATAGACACAAAAAATACTTTAGATTCAGCACAGGCTATTATAGAGGCTGCTAAAATGAATATTAAAGATGTAATGGATTTTGCAAAATTACATAAAATGAATATGAATTCTAATACTGATGTATTAAGAGCACACATTATTAAAGTAGCGCAAGATTCTCCAGAAAAATTTATGGAAACACATTTTGACCCTGAAAAAGATTATAGAGTATTTATTCTAGACGCTTTAAAGTCAAAAAATCTTAGTTATAAAAACAGTACTTTTATGTACGGAAAACAAGCTATTGGAACTAACGAAGAACAGGTTATTGTTTGGTTAAAAGACAACAAAGACATCTTTGCTTTGATTAAACATGATTTAAGAGGTGAAACTCCAAAAGCTAAAAGTAAAACAAAAGAAAAAGTATAACAAATGTCAATAGCTATTGATTCAGACATTTATCCACGGATAAGACAAATTGTAGACAGAGAAGATACAGCGTATTTTTCTAATAGTCAATTACTTATGTACACTGAAATGGCTACTGATGAATTTTTACAACAGTATTACACTATATTTGAATCTAGTCAAGACGCAAGAGATAAGTTAGAAAAACTTGTTGTTACACAAACAGTCTCATTAGCGACACCTTTCACTATAGAGCTAAGTTCTTTAACAGAGGATTACTATAGATTGTTGTCGGCAAGATTAACAAATACTCCAAGTACTAATGTAAAAATAATACAAATATCAGATTATTCATCTTATACTAACGACCCTTTTAATAAAGCAGACGCTAACAACCCTGTTATTTATGAAGAAGGTGGTTTTTTAAAAGTATTAGGATTATCTGTAACAACTTCAATAGATTTAACTTATTTGTCTTATACTACATTGTGGACAGACTTATCAAGTCATTGTTTTGAAGAAATAGCTCAAATTGCTGCCCGTAAAATCCTACAAACATTGGGTGACCCTCGATACCAGCTTATGCAAGCTGAAGTATTAGAGCGTAACTCAGCACTAGGAGGGCGTGGTAAATAAAGGTGCTTTTTGCTCCCTTGCTTTGAGAGGGCGGTTGTGGTGTTAACTGCGCCGCCCTTTCTTTATTAATAAACATATGATATGGCAACATTAAACGAAATTACTTACAACATTAAAAACATCGTAGAAGGCGGTGTAGTATCTGACGATTCTAATGTATCTACAAGGCAAATTAAATACATGATACACGCAAAACGTGCAGAATTGTTGTTAAAATATACAGATAGTGGCAGAAAAACTTCTGAATCACTTTATCAAATAGATGTAAGGTCTGTATCTTCAGTAGGAATTGATTATAACCGTATCGTTGGCTTTAACAACAATAGAGCTATTAGAAGTATAGCTTATCGTGATGGAAGCTCTGTAGACTCTTCTATGGAGTTATTGCCTGTTGTACAAGACCATGATAGAATGTTTATACAGCAATCTAAATTTATGCGTAATGTAGCTAAGAAGCATGCATCTTTAACTCCTAGTAAATTATATGTTTTTGAAGGTGATGGATTGGTATCTGATGGAATTATAGAAATGAAAGCTATATTTGAAGACCCAACACAAGTAAGTAGTTATGTAGATGACGATACTACACAATATCCTATATCAAATGAACTCTTAAGTGTTTTAACGCAAGAAATAATAGGTAAAGAAATTGTTATGCTATATAATTTATCTGCAAATACACCAAACAACCAAACAGATGAAAAAACTCAGTCTAAAAACATACAAAGATAAATACATAAACATTAAAGATATTTATGCTAACATTAACGATGTTTTAGTGTTTAACAATAAAAAAATGTCTTACTCTGTTTATTTTAATATTTTAATATCTTTTTTACAAGAATTAATTATAGAATTAGCTCAAAATAAAGAGCAAGTACAATTACCACAGAAAATGGGTAAAATGTACATCAAAAAACAATTACACAAAAGACCATTTCACATACAGATAGATGTAAACGAATATGAAAAGACAGGAAAAATTATAAAATACAAAGTTCCTATCTTAGATGATTATTACAACAAGCTTATTTGGGAGAGAGCATCTAAATACAAAACATACAAAATACTGCCTTTAAAAAGGTTTAAAGAAATAATTAATACTGTAAAAGAATACTAATATGCAACCTAGAATTAGCGTCAAACAAGTAGTAGCAGCTGTAATCAGAAACTTAGGCGTTCAGGATGCGGCAAGTGAATTTAATACATTTGTAGAGTGGGCTTTTGAAGCAGAAAAAAAAATAGGAACTTTTAAAACGTTCGTGAACAAGGAAGTTTCTTTAACTATAACAAATAAACAGGCTGCACTACCAAATGATTTAATAGAAGTAATTGATGTAAAAAATTCTAATGATATTTTTTATGAACCTCAAACTAAGTCATTTAAAAGTTTAAGTAATTCCAATTTAAACTACAAATACTACTTGTCGAGTGGCTTTATACAGTTTTCAGAGGTTTCTGACTCTAGCATACAAATAAGCTATATTGCGCTTGAAACAGACTCAGAAGGCTATCCAACAATGCAAGCAAATCATGAAGATGCTGTATCTCATTATATAATGTATAAATACAAAGCTAGAGATTATTATAATCAAAAACTTCCAAGATACATTTATTTAGATATGAAAAATGAATGGAATAGATTGTGTGCACAAGCCAGAGGTAATGACAACATGCCTTCAAGAAACCAAATGAGAAATATTTCTAAGATTTGGAACAGTTTAATTCCAATTAATTCATCATATTCTAATTTAGATTTATAATGGCTAAAACAGTAAGACAACAACTAGCGGATTTATCAGGAGGTAAAAAACCTAATTTATTTTATAAAGGGTTAGATTCAGATACTGATAAACATTTAATTGGTAACGATAATTATAGTAATGCAGCTAATGTAAGGTTAAACGCTAAAGATGGTGATTTAGGAACTATACAAAACTTAAAATCTAACGTAGAAGAACTTGAGTTTAAACTTCAAGGCTGGAACTTTCAACCTACTACAACAGAAAATAAGGTATTTTGGAGTATTACTGGAAACCCAATTGCTAATCTTACAGAAATATCTTTTTATTTTGCAACAACAGATTCGTATGTATTTTTTGGTGCAAATAATCATTACAGTATTCCAATTACACAAGATGCATTAGGTTCTGATTATTTAAGTAGCTCTACAGGATACACAGCAAACACTATTTTATTACATTGTTATAATACGATGAAAAATGATAGCGTTTTCACAAGTATAATGAATGTTGCATTAGTACCATCTCCAAATGACGAAAATGTTATGGGATTGTACTTTTTTGCAAAAAACCAAACTGCAGCTATAAATCCAAGTAATATTTTTGTAAAAAGTCTTGTAAACGGTGTAGAACTAACTATGAATGGTGATACTGATACATATACAAAAAATATTTATAGCAACTCAACTAAAATAGAATTATATACATTATCTTTAATTAGCTTTAGTGAATACATAGCTGCGATTTGTTTCATATCAGAAAATTTGCAAGTTGTTTGTAAAGTACATATTGACCCTTATAGTGATACAGATTATTTTTTAGAGGCTATTGTGTTTGGTGATTTTGGAATTCAATCTAAAACATCAAGTTTAATAGTAGAAAAAATTGAAGAAAACGAAAATTTTGAAAGAATTTATTGGACTGATGGAATCAATCCCATCAAAACAATTAATTTAAAAGCATCTTCAGGTGTGTATGCAGATTTTGATTCAGCAGAAGATTTTAATTTGTTTGCAAAATCTCCTTTATTTCCTATAAACATAAAAACTGTAACAGATAGCGGGAGTATTAATTGTGGTAGTTGGTCATATTGTTACAAACTTTTAACTTCTGATGGTAAAGGTTCTGTAGTATCTCCTATAACAAATCCAATACCTTTAGGTATATCTTCAAAGACATCACAGTATAGTGAAGCTGTAGGTGGTACAATTGCTAGTAATTCAGGTAAATCAGTTACATTAGAAATTGCAAACATAGATACAGTATATAGTAAAATTCAATTAATAGGAATACAGTACTTAGACAATTTTGGAGGTGCTGCTTTTTTTGTTTTAAAGGAAGAAAATATTAATACTAGCACTGTAACTCTTACTCATAATGGTAACGAAAATACTACAATAATAACAGGTGCTGAGTTATTAATTAAAAAGAACACTTGGGATGTTGCACAAACAATAGCAGTAAAAGATAATAGACTTTTAGCTGCTAATTTAAAAAATAACACATCTGAAATAATTAACGACTTAAACGCTTTTAGAGTAAAGTCATTTAAGCATTCAGGAGCTTCGAGTAGTTTTGATACTGCACCTAGTAGTGGTTCTTATTCAACATATTCAGAATTAAACAATCCTGACTTGTATGATAACACACTATATAAAGAATTACCACAAAATACTACAGAATATAGATATGCATATGCAGGTACAGGAAATACAGAAAAACTTATGTTTGGTGCTTCTACGTCTAATTATGAAGGTGCAGATGTAAATGGAGTTTATGTAACTTTTAAATTAAAAAAAATTACATTAGATGATACTCCTTATTGGCATAAAATTAATGACCCTGACGAAGATGATGATTTTCCTTTTAACGCTACAAATGATGGGTATTGCGAACCACAGTATTATGGACCATTAAGCAGAAACGGCGAAGACGGATATTTCGATAATTATAAAAACCCTTTGTATGCAAGTAAATATGTTGGGTATATGCGTGATGAAATCTACAGGTTTGGTATTCAATTGTATGATAAAAATGGGAACGAAACATTTACTTATCCTGTTGGAGATATAAGATTTCCATGTATAGAATCAGATTTTAGATTTATTGGAGATGTGCCAGGAACTTACACGCCTACTGCTGGTAATGGAGCAGTAAATAGACCTAGAAAGTATGTTTTATGCGACCCTTTAGGTAATGGATATATATTGTATCCAGAATTTAGAGTAAAGCTCACACAAGATGTTAAAAAACAAATATCAGGGTTTAGTATAGTAAGAGCAGAAAGGAGAGACTCTGACAGAAGAGTAATAGCTGCTGGTATATTAAATACATGTATTAAATATGCTGATGAAACAGACAATGGTTCTGTATTTAAAAACAGAGTAGGCTTAGATAAATGTAATTTATTTACAATGGCTACAGGAAATGCAGGGTTTAGTGGAGCAGATGTTACTGAGATGGTAACTATTGATTCTCCTGATTTAATGTTTGGTCGGTTAAACTACACAAGTAGTACTAATCATAAAGTATCTATTGCAGCTAAATTAAGATGCAAAAGTTATCAAACAAGTCAAAAACCTTCTAGAACTACACATAACAATTTAAAACTAGGTAATGACAGTTTAATTACTTGGATGATTGGTACTAATGATAATTTTTTCTATGCAGCTCCTATTGCATTAGATTATAATTCAAAACCTGCTGACCCAAACTCTAAACAACTTTCGTGTTTTTCAAAATATTATTGTGATGATTTAAACGATAACCCTTTAACTGTAGCAGCAAACTCTTCATATCACATAAAAGATGTTCTTTATGGAGAGTCAGTAGGTCCTGGAGAGGTAATATCGAATTCATTGTTAGCATCATCGCAAGATTTTGTTAACGCAGCAATGATATACTCTGGTAATGGTATCTCGCAAGATAATAATAATCTAACGCAAGTTCATGCTACTGACGGTAAAATACATAGAGATTCAGGTCAGTTCAAGGTAATGGATGGTAACAATACTTTAGCTTTAAGCCTTACAGCTAGTTCTCAATTTGATATGGACCACGCTAATGTAGGAATAGTTGATAATAGAGTTGGGGGTACAAATCATTACGGAGATGCTAAAGCGTATGTTAAAGTTATAAATCCTATAACTGCAATATCTGGGCAGTACGGTGGTAATAGCCAAACAAATTTTGAATCTGTAAGATGGATAAGTACAGGAGCTTCTTTGCATGGTGAACAAATAACCTCAGATAATACAGAAATGATACTACCTGTGTTTGGTGGAGATACATATGTGAATATGTTTTCGTTAAACAAATTTCATAAAACAACTTATAATACAGGAACTAACTCAGGTTATAGAATAGCACAAGGTTTAATTTTTCCTGTCGAGTCATCAATAAATTTAGATTTAAGAAGAGGTGTTTACTTTGGAAAAAATAGACCACAGCTTCAAGCACAAGATGAATATTTATATGATGGTTCTTATTCTTCAAGTAATAATCTAAAAAGTTTTCCTGCTAAAGACAGCAATGTAGAATTAGTTACAGATTTTAAAAATATGATAGCTATTTCAAATACTAAAATTGCAGGTCAAACATCTGATGCTTTTTCTAAATTTGATGCTAATGAAATATTTGAAGTAAATGCAAACTATGGTGGCATAAATAACCTAAAAACATTTAAAGATAAAATATATGCATTACAAGAAAATGCAACATCTATTGTATCAATAAACACTAGAGCTTTAATTAGTGCGAAAGATGGTAGCGCTATATCAATACAAAGTAATTTAGGAACTGGAAATGTTATTGAAAGAAACGATTACATAAGCATAAAAAACGGTAGTCAAAATAGAATGAACTTATACGCTACAGACTTAGGATTGTATTGGTATGATAATAATAATAATTCTATATGTGTAGTTTCATCAAGAGCTCCAAATCAAGTTGCAGAATTATCTGCTATAAATAAAATTACTAATTTACTTGAGCCTTTACAACAAGTAAAAATCGAAGACTCTCCTTTATTTAGCTATGGAACAAATAAGTTAAAAGGTGGTTTAAACATTTCATACAATCCTAGTTTTAATGAAATCATGTTTAGTTTTAATTATTCAGATGGTGCACGAAAATATTTAAATATATCATACGATGAGTTATTAGGGGTGTTTACTTCAAAAAGAAGTTACGGTACTTTTATAAATTGTCATTACAAGGGTGTTTTATATTCTATAGGTGGAGAACATAGTGTAGAAGTTAATGCAACTCATGCAAATAGAGTAAAGTTGTATTCTCATGATACTACAGCAAGTACGTATAATACATTTTATGGTACGCCAACAGATAATCCTTATGTAGTATTTTCTAACAACGAAGAAGTAGCAAGTCTAAAAGTTTACGATAAAGTAGTAGTAGCAAACAATGGATTATCTGACAGTAGGATTTTTAGTACATTTGTGTACAGTACAAATAATGATAATGAGTATACACTTGATTTGTCTAGCGAACAAATAGATAGAATGGGTGTTGGTAAACACATTGTTCCTGTATATAAAACAACAGGTAGATTTAAAGGAAATTATTTGACTGTTAAATTAGAGCAGTCAGAAAATACAAGCACAAACGATTTTAATTTATTTTCAGTTACTAGTCACTATAGAAAAAACATATTATAATGCCAGATAAAAATAAAGACAAATTATTAGCTAAAGTAAAGAAAGGCTTAAAACATGTAGAAAGTTCGGATGGAACACTAATGGAAAATCCAAATAGTAGTGCAACTGGTTTTTATGGACAACTTTTTAATGCAAAAGAATTAAAAAACGTACCATACCTACAAGGTGTAGATAGACAGTCCTTTGCAGCTGACACAGTATTGCAAAATAAACTGTTTGAAGATAGATATTATAATAGAATACCTAAAGTACCTGGACTGCAAAGAAACGCAACAGAACTTAGGACAGAGTACGAAAAACAACTAAAAGACAAAGGCTCTGACTTTCCTTATACTAATGACGAAATATCTGCGCTTTCAAACCTTTTAGGTAGAGAAGGTACAAGAAAATATTTTGGGAATGTTCTTAGAGATGGTAAATCTTTAGCAGAAGTTTTTCCTAAATTATATAGTGAAGAGGCTTTGAAAGAAACTCCTAACAAAACACCCGAAGACTATCTTAAAGTATACAGAGAAGGTAGAGATGCTTATATGTATGGCGGAGAGGTAAAAAAATATAATGACGGAGGCCCTGTATCACCTATAGCAACTTCAAGCAATCCATTGTCTAATTTCTTTTCTTCTACAGACGACCCTGTAGGTTCATATTCAGACACGGTAGGTAATACTTTTGACATGGGTGATATGCCTGAAGAAACACCTCTAATGAGTGGTTTTACTGCAGCTGGCGTTGCAGATACAGCTATAAGTGTAGGCTCTAACATATTAGAAGCTAAAGAATTAAAAAAACAATTTAACAAAAACTTAGATGACAGTCAAGCTGTTGATAAGAAAGCTATTAAGAAATTAGCTAATGACCAACGGACAGCGCAAGGCGAAGCTATTGGTGAAACAGCAGGAACAGCTATTGGTGCTTTTTTTGGCATGCCTGGACTTGGCGGTAAAGCTGGTAAATTTATTGGTAAAACTGTTTCAAAAATAAAAGGTAAAAAATTTAAAAATAAAGTAGAGGCTAAAATAGATAAAGAAGTAGGCGAGCATATAGATTACACACAAGGTCAAACTCGTGTGCAAGATATGCAAGCACAAAAAAATCAAGAAGCTAGTAATATATCATCGTATATATCAGAGCTTACTAAGCCTAATCAAATGTTATACGCAGAATTAGGTGGTATGTTGTATGGAAATTCACATGCTAAAGGTGGTATAATCTTAGAAGCTGAAGGCGGAGAGTTTATTACGAAAAAATCTGCTATGAAAGATAATTCTGTTAAAACTATTACAGGAACAAATAAACAAATTGTATCTAAAATTAATGCAATGGCAGATGGAAAAAATCCTTTTCCTGGTGCTAAAATGAAAAATATTTATGGATAAGCAAAAATATTACGACTTATTAAAAAACAATAAGTATATACAGCATTTTGCTGCAATGTTATTACAATACGAAGCTGGTAAAACTGAGGGTGGTTCTGTAAACTTTGGTAGTTTTAATGAAACATCAGGCAACTCTACAGCTTTTGGTGCAGGGCAATTTATTACTGAAACAAGAAATACAGTTTTAGAAAAGTATGGTTTAGATGCTTGGAAGCCAGATATTGAAGAACAATTAGCTGCTTCTGTTGCCTTATTAGAGCATACAGGTATGTTAGAAGAAGTTTCTAAGGGTAACTACAAACCTTTGGCAGGAAAAAAAGGGGCTTGGGAAACTTTTAAGCCAGGACAACCTGGTCATGAACCATTAAAAATACATGATGCAAATACTGGTTCGGTAGAGTTAAATGAACTTACATCTAGTGAAAACTTAGAAGGATTTAAACTATACGCCGAATACGACCCTGCATATTCGTTAAGTAAAATGGATGCAGAAATGTATCAATCAAAAATGAATTTATATGATGTAGATACTGTTTTCCCATTAGACAATGTAGCAGAACTATATCCAGAATACGATGAAGCAATTATAGATGCAAGTAGTGTACAAAGAGGTATTAAAGATAAATTATTAGAACCAAAAGAAGTAAAAGCAGATACAGAAGAAGCAGAAGAAGTGCCTACTGTAGAAGAAGATGGTTTAGTTATTCCTGATATATCAGGTTTTTCACAAGCTAAAAAAGATGTTTTTAATAAAATTAAAAAAATTGTAGTTGAAAACGAACTACCATATTCTTCTGAAATACTTGAAAAATATTATACAGATATAAAATCTGCTGATTTTGGAAAATTACAAAAAATAGAAGAAACAGCTTTTGAAAATGTACCTATTGAAAGCCGTAAATTTGAAGTAAATGCATCTGTAGATGTTTTGAAATCTATTTTAGATGACAAGGATGCTTCATATGATGATAAATCTCGAGCTAAAGATTTGCTAGAAGAAACTTCTAAACTAGAAGAATCTGACTTATACAATAAAATTATTCGTCAAACAGCGCCAACATCATCCCCTTATCTCAAACCAACATACACTCCTGGTGCAAAGACAGGCGAAATTCAAAAAAGAAAAAAATTAAATAAGTTATTAAGTGAAATACAAGGGTTTACTAGCACAGTCAATGTAGCTACAAAAGCTGAAGAATCAGCTGAAGAATCAGTTGAAGCTGGAGAGCCAGGAGCTGAAGAAAGACCTAAAGAATCAGTTGTAAGTCTTCCTGTCAAAGAAAACGTATTAGATGCGTTAAAAGGATTAAAAGGTTCTGATACAGAAATAGGTCTTAAAGGAAGTAGAAAAGACATTGGGCCTTCTCCTACACCTGAACCTTTAAAATTTGGTGAAGAAGCTTTCTTAAAACTTAAAGCTTTTGCTGAAGGTCAGTATGAAAAAATAAAAGAAAATCCAGAAAGTGCTCTAAATGCATTGCAAGCTGGCGCAGGTTTAATATCTTTATACTCAGCTGTTAAGAAAGATAAAGTAAATAAAACAAAAGTTTCACCCCTAATGCTTGAAGCTGTTAATAAAGCTAAAAAAATAATGGATGAAGGTATGCCATACGAAGAAAAAATGGCAGCTATAAAAGACATGAACAACGCTTATACAGGCGCTATGAAGAATGTTATGGCTATATCAGGTGGGCAAAGAGGAATGGCTTTATCTAATATAGGTGGAGTAGATGCAGCAAGAGTGAGTGGGTTAGTTGATTTAGCAGGTAAAAGCGCATCTATGAGAATGGATGGTATGAAGTTATATCAGAATGCGGTTGGTGATTACACTAAAAGTAAGCTAACTGCTGACATGTCTAATGAGCAAATGAGAATTAAATTAAACGAAGGCAGAAAAGAAAGGTTGTATAAAGTTGGTACTAACTTATATGAGCAAGCTATGGAGTTTAATCGAAACTTTAAAGACCAAGAAAATAATGAAGATTTGTTTAATGCTATAGCAGATGTGCAAAACCAGTCAAATGCAAATAATGAGTCTAGCTCTTTAGCTTTAGAAAATTTTGCAAAAAGATTTGAGAATTTTGATATTACACCAAGAAATAACGAAGTAAAGACAGATTAATATGGCATTAGATTTTAGCAGAATAGCTGGAGCAATGAATACATTTAGTAATTCTCCTGCAGCAAAAAAATCAAACAAAAGCAATGTAAACATTGCACTTCTTACACAAGAACTAGAAGAAAAAAGTAGAGCAGACCAATTAGCATCGTATCAACAAATGATGACTGAGCAAGAAGACATGTTAAAAGTTGCTCGTTCTTTAGCTATTAGACCCAAAGATAGAGGTCGTATAGAACAAGTTGTAAGAAATGCTGGAGCGCAAATTACAGATAAAATTAATAACGATTTTAGCGGGAACTTAGACCATTTTTATAGAGCTATGGGGCCTGAATACATGGATAGTATTCGTCTTGATATGATGGCTAATTTAAAAGATG